TCATCCGTCGCCTGCCGGTAGTCGGTCATGAGCTGGGCCAACGCCGGGAACACCAGCCTCACCCGCTCGATCTCATGCGCCCACTCGTAGTGCAGCGCCTGACGTGTTCGCCCGGTCTTCGCCGCCATCTCGCCGAACGACTGCCTGACCGCCGACACATCGCCAGAGCCAAGCCGAAGCGTCACCAGAAACATCGTCGGCGATAGGTCCGCCAACGTCCCGAGCCGCCGGCATAGGTCGGCCGCGCTCGTCATCCGCAGTTCGTGCAGCTCAACGAGCCGCTCCATGATCTCAGCCGATAGCCGTCCCGCGTCCGACCGAGCGCCGTCGTAAGACGCATCGAAGGTCGCAGCGCGGTCGTATGTCGCAGTGATCACGTCAGGTCACCGACCGGATTGTGAATCAGCTTCTTAAGCTCCGGCGAAATCTCCACCGCGTTGATCCCGTCGATGCCGAGTTGCCCGATGCTCTCGCGCTGCTGCAAGATCAGGATCAGCGCCCGAATCTTTTTGATGCGCTCGCCGTATTCGCGAGTGATTGTCTTGCGCTGCATCTCCAACGTCGTGATGGCCCGCGCCGCCCGTGCTGAGAAGCGTAACGCCTCAAGTTCTCGTTGATCCTGATCGTGTGTTTGTTGCGTCGTCATGTGTGTTGCCCATCGCTTTTGACGTGCGGCGCTGCGAGTCAATCCTTAACGCGTTGCGATCTGCTCTGGCAGTCGGAAAATCACCGCCGAGCAAAGCTCGTTGAGCCGGCGCAGGATGTCATCGCCCAGACACTCCTCGCCGAACCGTCCGCGCAACTCCGCGCCCGTGAACCGCGTCGAGAGAACGACGGGCAAGCCGCGCCCGTAGCGCTTGTCCAGCACCTCCCAGAGCAGCGCGGCCATTGCCGGCGTCGATTTCTCCTTCCCGAGGTCGTCAATCATGAGGACCGAGCAGCCGCAAAGCCAGTCCACCTGCTCGATGTCGCGTGCGGCCTTGCTCAAGATCCGCCCGAGTTCCACCGCGTTGAGCGTGACCGGTGCCCGGCCCTCGCGCTCAAGCTCGCGAGCCAGCGCCCAGTAAGCCGTCGTCTTGCCGCTGCCGCTTGGTCCCTTCATCGCGATGCCTTTGCCGTTGCTCGGCCTCCACGCTTTCACCTTCTCGAACGCCGCCCGGTCCACGTTGGCCGGCAGCGCGCCAAAGATCGCCTCACGCAATTTCGCCGGGCAAGCCTCGTCCCATTTCGGCGTCGCGCTCGTGGCCATCTGCTCGTGTGCGGCGCCATCGTAGTGAATCCGGACCAGCTCCATGCAGTCATCGCAGACCGAGACGGGAAGTGTGACGACCGACCCGAGCAGCTCGTGATGCGTCGGAGCGGCGTCGAGGTCCTGAGCGCAGCCGCGGCAGATCGGTTGGCCGTATTCCCACTCTTCGCGAGTTCCCGATCCCCACGTGTTCGCGAGCCGGTTCTCCCAGCGCGTGCGAGCGGCCGGGTTGAACTCGCACTTCAGCCCGGTTAGCCGGGCGACGTTGCGCGCTTGGATTTCGCCGAATGGTGTTTCAGAGCGTGTATCCATGTGCGCGCGCCTCCAGTTCGTAGGTTGAGGTTCCGCCGGGTTTCTTCGGCTGACCGTTGCTGCGAGGCTCGAAGATTCCTTGCCAGCCGTTCATGATGCTTTGCCGGATCGCTGCGACGGCATCGGCCGCGCCCCAGTCCTGCATCGTTGCGAGCTGAGCTTTGATGGTCGTCGGCTTGAGCGTCTGCCCGCGCTCCTTGCGGTAGGCCACCCAGTCTTTCCACGCGTCAACGAATTCTGGAGTCAGCAAACGTGGAGGGAAAACCGGCGTGGCGTCAGCCACCGCCTCTGTTTTCTTTTCTATTACTCTTTCTCTTTCTATTACTATTACGTTGGGTTCCTGCTTGGGTTCTGCTTGGGTTAAGCTTGGGTTATGCTTAGCTCCGTTGGCCTTTGCCGCTGCTATTTTTGCTTGGGTTCGTGCTTGGCCTCCCTTGCGTCCAGCCTCGCGCTTCACTTTGATTTCGTTCTCCAAGTCAGCCGGATAGCCCCAGACTTGCAGGTCGTCGTCTTGCCAGCTCATGAGGCTTTTCGCGCCGTCTATTTCCTCGCGTGTGACTCCGCAGACTTGTTGCCACTGGCGATCTTTCCAAGCGTTGCAGCCTTTGATGCGGCCGCCGTTTTCCTGCTCGTAGCAATAACCGAGCACGGCGACCCATGTGCCGCGAGCAGTTGGGTCGGACCCGATGAATTCGGCGGAGCGCAGGTCCGAGGTTTTGATGTTAATCCAGTTCATGTGCTCCCCTCGAATCGCTGCACGCTCACGTAAACGCCGATGCGCGCGTCAGTGATCGCCCAGAACTTCTCGACCTTGAGCTTGGCGACCTGCGAGTCGTCCCGCCAGATCCGCCCGCCGCGCGTGATGCGGTCGAGCATGAGCTTCGCGAGATTGTCCGCGTCCGGCTTTGATACGTGGCAAATGGGCGCGCTCGCCTTGACGTGTCCGCCTTTCCCGTAGTGCGACTTCGGCCGGCGGAAGAAAAACGTGAGCTTGCACTCGAACGCTCCGACCGGATCGAGGACGAGCGGCTGCGCCCTGTGTTCCCAATCGCGCTCGATCCCGAGGTCAACCGCGCGCTTCCACGCGTCGGCAACGTCCGAGTCATACATTCTGGCGACGTGCTTCGCGCCCATCTTCCGAGCGAACGCTCTCGCCCGTGGCTGTCCTTTCGGGTCGCCGAAAATAAAGGTGTTCATTCGTCCTCCTCCCATTTGCCAATCGTGCGGAGAAAAGCCTCGGCACGTTGGGCGGCGGTTGCGTAGATTGGATGCGGTTCAACGTGCGAAAGGTTCCGCCAGTATGCTTCTCCAATCGTGTTGAACTGATTACACAGCACCCCCTCCGCTTGGTGCATGGCGTTCAAGTCTTTGAGGTAGTCGGGGGTGAACTCCGCGACGAGTTGCCCCAATTCGTCCGAGTATTCGCTACATTTGAAGCCACACGCTTCCGCGATGGCTATTCTTTGTCGATGGGGTTTCATTTCTTCGCTCCCTTCCGCAGCCAGACGAGATGGTCCCTCTCGGCCGGCGTGATGCGGTGCAGCGCCAAGCTCATTCTCCGCGCCCTCGCGTGGACATTGCTGAGCGTCGCGCCTCGCATGACTCGGACGATCTCGCTCGGTGACTGCATTTCGAGCAGCCGCCGGTCAATTTCATGATTCGTTTTTTGATGCTGTAATTTTGATCTTACCATAAGGTGCCTTTCGTTTTTTGAACCGTCCGAGGTTGTCTCGGCCGGCCTGTGTTTTGCGTTCGTAAGCGAGGTAGTCGCTGACCCATTGCTCGTCGCGGCCGCGGCGTTTGCCGAGCGCGTGCCCGACGTAATATCCGATGCCGGTGCAGAGCGTGACGGTGGTGATGATGAGGATGTCGTTCATGGCTCTGGGTGTCGCGAAATGAATACGCCGGTCACGAGCCAATCGACTTCGGTTTCGAGTTCGTTCGCGGTGAGCAGCGCCTGCTCAATCGTGCAGTTCTTGTGCGCGGTGATCCGATGCTCAGGACTGACGAGCATGATGCGCCAGTTGTATTTCAGGTTAGACTTCATCGCTGTTTGTCATACCAGCCCGGCAGTTTCAGTTCGTGGATCGTCGGCTCGATGTTCGGCCACTCGTTCGTTTCGAGGCTGCGCTTGAGCCGCACCAAGTCCGCGATGTTCTCGTCTTGGCCCTTGGCGATTGCGTCGTCGCTGAGCTTGTAAACCGCGACGCCGTAAGGCTCGCACTTCTCGACCGCGACGTAATACATCCGCGAGACCGGATACCCCAAGATTTCATTGATGAGCGGAAGGTAGAATCCCGCTTGCCGATGATAGCCGTAGGAAAACGCAGCCCTCTCGAAGTTGCGGAACGCGTCGCTGTCGAGGCTCTCGACGGTCTTGAGGTCCAGCGCGTAGGGACGGAAATCGCTGATGTCGCAGCCGCATGGAGCGAACCAGTCGGTGCGACATTGCAGAGCGCCGAGTGCGTTCGGCTGCAGCTTGCGCCAAGTCATCTCCGGCATACCTTCCGCGAGCAGTCGCGACGCGATCGGATGCGCCGCCACCGCCTCGCGCATCGCGACGACCTGCGCCATTTCGTCGGCGTCGAGCAAGGTCTTGTCCGCGTGCTGAGCGCTGAACTCGGCGAACTGGATCTTGCCTTCTTTCGTTCTGCGGTCGCAGTCCGGCCGCAGAATGTAGCGCGCTGCGAATTCCTTTTCTTCGAGCACCGCGCAATGCACCGCCGAGCCGAGTCGGAAAGCGCCGGTGTCTTCCGGCTGAGGCAACGTCTTGGCGACGTATTTCTTGAAGTAGAGCGCCGGCCGCCTGCGGTAGCACTCAAGCTTGCTGTGCGAGATCGCCGGGTTGGCGTGGTAGGCTTCGATGGTTTCGGCGCTCATGGCTGCACCTCCTTGCGTGCGGCGAGCATTGCGTCGGCATAAGCAAAACAGGTAAAAGCTGTTTGCTTAAACCAAATGTCCCTTTCGCTTTCTCTTCTTTTTGCATCACAAATGTCGTCAGTCCCTTCTAGGCGAATTTCTTTTTCCCATTCTCCAACAAACCCCGCCAACGCCTGACCCGCGAAGTAGTCGCGCAGCGTCATGCCTCCAACGCTATGCACCGCCCAGCTTTGTGCGTCGTTGTCCCAGAGTCGCTGGGCGTGGGGAAACGCGTTTCCTCCGTCGTTGGTAGGCGCGCTCATGATTGCACCTCCAGCCCCAGCTTCGATTGCAGCGGATCGATCTCCGTCTCCGACTCGTCTTTGTATCGGACCGACCACGCGATCTTCACGCCGACCTTCGGCGCTTGCGCGAGCGAGTCCCACTCAACTGAAAACGAGGCTTTCGCCTTCGGCTCGGTCGCCTCTTCGTCTTCGATGAATCCGTCTTGCGCGGCCTTAGCGATACTGCGGAAGTTTGTTTCGAGCAGGCTTCGGAATTGCTCCGTCGCCGCGTTGATAATTGCCTGACCTTTCGTGTCGTTGTCGTTCATGTGTTTTTTCTCCTGCGTGAGTCCCAGAAATGTGCCGCGCCCTTTTCGATGTCGCGCCGGCCGATGAATCGCCCGCGACTGTCCACCGCGATGCCCATTTTGTTTCGGCTGTAAGTCGTCTCATCGACGGCCTGCTTCCGCTTCGGCTTTGCGATCTCGAGGTGCACGTCTTTGCGACGGGTCGGAATTCCTGATGTTCTCTCGCGTGGTTTCATTAGTTGTTGATTGCCTCGCTCAGTCCGCCCGCGAGCTTGTCGGCCAGCGGCGTGACGTTGATCTCTGCTGGGATGTCCCGCGCTTCCTCGGCGGTCCTCAAGCCCTTGAGGATGTCGCCGAACTGATCGCGAAGAAGGAAACCGCGTGCGCGGAATTTCATCATGCGCTTGGGATAGTCCGACCACGGTCCGGCCTTGCCCCAGAGCTTCGCGGCCTTCGCGTCGCCCATCGTGAACGTCTCCGATGCTGCGTCGAATCCTTTGCGCTGAACCGTCACGGTGAAGCCGTGCGTGTCTTTGCCCGGCTCTCCCACCTCGGTCTCCTTGTAGGAGACGAGCTGGCCGCTGGAGCGGACCAGCGCAAGCGCCGCGTCGCCGTAGATTGCCGGGCGACCGTTAATCACGGCCATGTTTTGCAGCGCGGCCATCGGCGTCAGCCCGATCTCCATGCCAAACTGGATGGCGATCATCACCGACTCCGGTTTCTCCATGCCCTTCGGCGCCCAGCCCGAGGCGACAACGGCCCGAGCGAAGCGGAAAGCCTCGTCGATGCTTTGAAGCTGCACTCCGTTTGAGCCGAACTGAATCGGCGATTTCGTAGCGGTCTCTGCGACCGCGATCTCTGATTTTACGTTGTCCATGTTAGTGTATCGTGTGTGTGTTTCGTGTGTCCCGCCGGTCGTCGTTGGCCGGCGGGTTTTCCTTTTGGGAAATAGTTGCTCGCGTATTTTCGCACCGGCACGAGCGCCGTCGTAGGGTTGGGTTTATGCTCGGAACCGCCGAGAAGTTTTAGAACGGCACGTTCTCGCCGTCGTCTGCCGGCTGCGTCGTGAGCGCGATTGGAGCGCCGCTCTTGCGCTGATGCCACAAGGTGCGGCACGCGTTGAGGAGCTGAACGTCCGCCTCGCGTGGAGCGAATGGTGTTCCGTCCTTCTTGAGCGATGCCGGGCGCTCGGTGCCATACCAAAGGAGCTGCTTGTCGCTGAGAGAAGAAATCGGCATGCCAGCGTTCTTGCCGAAGTGGACCTGCACGCTGCCCGCGTCCGCGATTGCAATCGCCGGCAGCGGCAGGGTGTCCGGCGTCGCGGTTGGTGTGGTTGCGGTCGTCAGGCTGAGCATTGGCTTCGGCTTTTCGAGAGCGGCGCGGATGGCGCGCAGCTCGGTGAGGAGTTCGGTGTGTTGTTCGTTGGTCATAAAGTTAAGTCGTGCCTTTCATGGCGGGGTTGGTGGCGGCGTCTGAGCCTATGGGTATGTTGGATATCCGGCACAATGAGCGGATAATGTCCTCGGCTTTCTCGGCACGGGCAATGGCTTGCGATAGCGGCGTGCCAGTAGCGTGGTTGGTCGCGCCTTCAAGATAGCGTATCCTATCCGCTTGGTTTCCGATTTTGGCCGTCAACCGCTCCACATCGGCGCGGAGGCGTGACGCTTCATTTGCGTTGTGCTCGCGCTCCTGCGACATCTCGGCGGCAACGGTTTTCCACCGCTCCACCTCGGCGCGGAGGCGGGATACTACCGACGCGACCTCGTTGGGAACACACTCCAAAAACTCAACGCTAACGTCCGTCGTGCAGCCCCCTCCATTTCTGAGAGCAGCGAGGATTGCAGGGAACAGAGCGCGGAGGCGGGTGAGTTCGCCATCTTGCTTCAGTGTAAAAAGCCTGAACCTCTCGCACTCCGCTTTCGCGGCGGCGAGTTCGCAACGCAACCGTCGGCGGTCCGCATCGGCACCAAATCGCAATCTTTCGATTGCGGCCAGTTCGCGTTCAAGGGTGCGGCACAATATCCAAGCTGCGTCGGCCTCGTCCATGTTTGGATTGCAAGTGCATCGGTAGCGTTCCGTCCTTGGCGTCGGCGCGAGGGTGGGTTGGTCGGGTGGGTTCATTTTGAAAGCGCCTTGACGCGCACGCCGTAGCCCTTGGTCGCCGACTTGAGATGCCCGCGAGGTCCGCCGTTGTGCACGCGAGCCAGCACCTCGACGTCGCCCGCCTTCCACGCCGCGGGCGCGTAGCGCTTGAGGTAAGCGGTCGCCACCCGCTTGGAGTAGTCGAGATCGGCCACTCGGCTGTAATCGCCGGCAACGCGTGAGTCCGCGTGATATGCGCGGTGGATCTGAAGCGGTCCCAGCGCGCGTCCGCCGTCGCCGATGATCGGACCGGTGCGAGCCGATGTCTCGACGATGTGCAAAGCCCGCCAGAACGAGTCTGGTGGCGCTGCGTGCGCGGTGGCCGCAAGCGCGAGGAGGAGGAGTGCGCGTTTCATTTCGTGAGTTTTGCCGCGTTGCGCTTCGCCGCTGCAATCTGCTTCGCCGTGCAGCCCGCGCCGATAGATTCGGCGAGAGCGATGGCTCGGTCGGCGCGCTGTTGATCAGGTGCGGTGATCGCGAGGATCAGCGCTTGGGTGAGGGCGGATTGGGATGTCATGTTTGATTGCGCGCTTCGGCGTTAAATCGCGTTGGCTGGCACCGGAAAACCCCGCGCCTCCGAAGAGGTAGCGGGGTGGTTTGCGGTGGTGGGTTTGCTCAGCCCATCTCGGCCATCCGAGCCATTCCGTCGTTGTATTCTTCCTCTTGCTCTGGGGTGGCGTAGAATCCGCAAAACCCGCCGGTTCCGGTATCGTCCATGACGCTCGCGGTGTGAATGAATCGCGTTCCTTCTGGTGCAGCGGCTTTCAAGGCTTCGAGGCTTTTGATCTGGGTCGTTTTGTTTTTCATGTTGTTTTGTCGTCGGGTTAATTCCCTCCGATGAGCAAACCATAACCATCCGCCCGAAGATGTGAAGCCAAATGTGCGCGAAGTATCGCACGCAATCCGTGCGCGTTGATAGTCAACGGCTTACGTCTGAACAAAAAACAGACTCAGCGCGCAATCACTGCACGAAATGAATCGTGAAGCGCCGCCCGCCGTCGCTGATGTTGGAGCCGTCGATGGTCTCGACCTTGAAGACGGTGGCGTTGGTCGTGTTGCCCGCGTTGGCGTAATCGTGCGCGATCAAAAGGTTGTTCGCAGGATCGACGCATTGCGCGAGAACGTAGTCCTGCACCGTCCCGAGGCTGTGCGTGAACGTGAAAGTTGTGCTCGCTGCGCCGACGGATGTGAAGGTCTCGACGTGCGAGAAACGATTGATGCCGAGATTTGCGCGAGCGGTGGACGGGCTGGCAACGTCCGAGAGGTTCGAGGCTTTCTGCGCTGCGCCGGTGATGCGGGTGTCGTTGCCTTCAGCGACGGATTCGGCGGCAGTTCCAAAAACAAGACCCAGCGATGCGAAGCCGTTTGCGTTGCCGAAATAAGTCCATGCGCTCGCGACTCCGCTGCGATTGACTGAGCGCACGCGAACGTGGCCGGCTTGCAGAGTTGCGTTGTAAAAGGTGAAACGCGCTTCGAAAATTTCAGCGTAGCCCCAACTGTAATCGACCGCCGCGTCGGAGTTCGTGAGCGTCGCCTTGACCTCGTAGTAAGCAAAATCTTGCTCTGTGTTTTCCTGCCACTCGGCAAGCGAACCGAACGCAAAGACTGCTCCAATTTTTCGAGGCTCAACATTTCCGACCAACGCCGGCGAAAGCGGAATCGGCGCCGCCGGCCCTGTCGTTTTACTCGGCGCAAGTTGCGTCGGCCCTGTCACCACGGCGCTGCCGATCCCGAACGCGGAGAACGCCTGCACCGCGATCTCATAGCTCACGTTGGGTGTCAGGTCGTCAATCGATGACGTGCCGCCGCCCGTGCTGCGCTGATCCGCGACAATGAAACCGGTCTGGCCGCTCTTGCGATAGAGCACGTTCATCACGGCCGTCCGGGTCGTGAACGCTGGCACGCTGACGACGATCTGAGCGAACACCGTTCCGTCGCTCGAAAGGTAGGTCGTAGTTGAGGCGACCGTCGGCGCAGCCGGGTCAACTGGCGGCGTCGGGTCGGTCTGACCGGCCACGACTGCGACCGCAGTGGCGCTCGCCGTTGCGCTCTTCGCGCTTTGATTTTCCTGCCGGTCGTAGGCGGTGACCCAATAGAAATACTGCTGATTTAGCGTCAGGCTGACATCGACAAATCGGCTTGCCCGCGTCTGCGCGATCTCAGCCGCTGCGCCCGGATCGTTGGAGGTGTTCCGATAAACGCCGTATTCGCCAAGGTCGAGTTCGGTGTTGTCCGCCCAGTCGAGCGAAATGATTTGGCCGGTGCCGGCGATAGCGGTCAACGAGGTCGGAACCGCGGGCGGCGTCGTGTCCGGCGAGACCGTAATCGAGCCGGCGGTGTAAGTCGTGGAAACACCGAATTTGCTTAGCCCGTAGATTTGGACGTTGTAGTTTGTGCCGACCTTGATGCCTGCGTCGATAAATTCCTCGGTGACTTCGCCCTTCACCGTGTTCGCCGTGAGGTAGGTTACGCTTGTGCTCGGCTTGTATTCGATGACGACCTCGCCGCCTGAAATAATAAACGCCTCAGCCGGTGGCGTCCAGCCGACGCGGATACGCGGAATGATTGCACCGTCGGCCTGCACGAGCTGCGTCGTGCCGTCTGCCGTGAGCGAAAGGTTCGTCGGCGCGCCGAGCGTGAACGGGTCGGGCAAGGTCGTGTTCGGTGAGTCCTCAACAAAGATTTCCTCGTCAACGTCCCACGAGTAGACCGACGAAGCGGTCTCCCGCAGCGTCATGTCGATGAAGACCTGGGGCGGCGTGCCGTCGCTCGCAAAATTCCACTCCATGACTTCGAAGACCTTCGACGACCAGCCGAGCTTTTCGTTGGTAATCATGACCGTGTCACCGGCCCGGACCTGCATCGCTTCGAGGCGGAAGCGTGCAGAGAACGTGATTTCCTCGCGAGCGCGGCGCAGTTCCAGCACGGCGAGCCGTTGAGCGCAGCTAGGCGAGGTGGTGAACGGTAGAACAACGTCGCGGAAAAAGACGTTGCCGTTGTCCGCGCTGACGTAGGTCGGCGAGCTGATCGTCGGGAAATCCGTTACCTGCCAGTTGTTCGTCTCGCTGACGTAAACGCCTTTAACCGAGTTGACGCGGTCGCGTGCGCTCGTCCGCGTCTGCACGTTGAGCGGTCCCACAAAATGCTTTTCGGTCAGCGTGACGGTCGGAATCCGGTAGGCTGAAGCGTAAGGCACGATGCGGCCGCCCGTGTAGGCGATTAAGCCGCCCATCGCGCTGAGGAGCTTGCCGATGTTTTCGTCGGGCGATGCGCTCGTCACGATGACGCCGTTGGCCTCGTAGCGGTTTTCGTTTACGACGGGCGAGACGGGAAGGATTTGAACCTGCTCTTCGCAGATGGTGGCGGCGACGCCGAAAGCGGTGTCGTCCACCTCGGCGGCGGTCATGCCCATGCCTAGCGATGTGTCGGTCAGGTAGTCGCGCAAGCAGAGCGCGGCGTTGGCCGAGTAGGCGGTCGTGCTTGTGCGCGGATCGAGCACTTTCTTGCCGCGAATGACGGCGCTGATGTTAGGAATGCCGCTCGGGTATTTCTCGGCGTCCCACGTGAGACGCACGTAAAGGTAGGCGATGCCGCGCAGGCGATGATCATCCGTCCATTTTCCATCCGTCAGGCTCGCGGTGTCAGATTTCAAATCCACATCGACCGTCTGATAAGTCTCGCCGAGATGCTTGTTGATGCGCGCGACGCCTGCGTAAAAACCGGTCGGCTCATTTGTGAAGATTGCATCGAGCGGCACCAGCTCGTCGTTGAAATAGATTTCGTCGATGGCTTGGATCTCGTGGCCGGCGAGCGTGACGACGATGTGCAGGAACTGATTCTTGTCTCCCGTCGTGCTGAGATAAACGATTGTCCCGCTGACCCGGCATTTTCCGTAAACCATCGACCGCGCCGAGATGGGATTGCGGACCATTTGAGACCGGTCCGTCATCGAAGAGTCCGAGAAGCTCGGCATCTTCGGCGCGAGCAGTTTCGACGCGGCCATCGAAGCAGCGGTAACGACGATAAAGGTCGTGATTGACGTAGCGACAGCAAGACCACCGGCGCTTAGCACGATGGTGGTCCCGGTGATTTCGGCAGCTGTCGCGAGGATCCAAATTGTGAGTGCTTCCATTTTAGACTTTCCAAGATTTCTCTGCGTTCGCAATCGAGCCAAACGCTAAGCCGTTTTTAGTGACGAAAGCCGTGGTCACGCCGAGGCAAATGCCGAGCGTCATTCCTCGTCCGGCTTCTTGCGCGACTATGTCACCGCGCCCGGCCAACTGCGGCGCGACTCGTTGCAGCCCTAGCGCGTCCACCAAAGCCTCGACGCCGCCCGCCTCATTGAGAAATCGCCGAGCGTTGATGGGTGTGGAGTATCGACCGCGCCACGCCTTCGCGTAATCCTCGCCGGTGCAGAGCTGGACCCAATCGGCCGCGAAGATGCAGCAATCGTTTACGCCCCACGCGAAAGGCTGCTCGCGCCGTTGCTCAATAAATTGCGCGAGAAGGTTTGGCCAGTTGTCGCGGCGTGCTGGCATGGTCACATGTAGGACGTGACCTCGGTCTCGCCGCCGCCCTCGTTGACCGGTGCCGCGAGCTTTGCGTTGCCCCAATAGATTTGTTTTTCTTGAATCGCGTTTACGAATTCCAAGCCAAGATCGCCGGGCGTGCCGGAGCCGGGTGGATAAAGGTTCTGCTGTTCTTCGTGGGTGTAGCGCACTTCACGCGGCCGGCGAAAATCCACGAGCTTGTTCTCCGCACTCAAACCTATGGTTGAAGTCCGCCCGTCGTCATTGATCGCCATGACGTCCATCCGACCGGCGAAGATAGTAATGGGAGATGCCACCAGCACACCGCTGGCGTCGAGCGCACCAAATAACACGGAGCAAGCTTTGCCTTGGTAGTTCTCGGTGAGCGCGACCGCAATCAGAGCACTCGGCACACCCGAGAGCTGAAAGTTGATTCCACGCGCCGAGAGGTCAGTCGTCTCTTCGACCGGCGAGATTGTCCCCAGCGTGCCGCTTCCAAGGTAGGTCACTCCGCCGACGGTGATCGTGCCGTAACCGCTCCAGAGCCGGACCGGCGTCGAGAACGAGAACGACGCGAGCAGGATCGGCGAGAGCTGCGACGCGCTGACCTCGGTGACCATGTTGGCCGAGAGCGACCGGCCGGCGGTGGTGATGCTCATGACTCGACGTCCTCAATGATCGCGAAGCCCACGCCGTAGATGCTGGCCTCGCCGATTGCCCACTCGGTGCTTGGTGAAGCTAGGCGGAACACGCCCTTGGCGTTGGCGTAGGTGATCGACGTGCCGCCGGCGTAGCTTTTGCGTAGAGCCGGAAAAAGATCGACGCTCGTTGACGAGTTGGATTGCACGACCTTGTAAAGCGAGGTCGAGATTTGCAGCCAATCGCCGACTGCAAATGATCCAGAGCCGCCCGTGTTTGTGTAGGTCAACGTCGTGCCGTTCGCAGTCGCCGTGGCTACGTTCAGCGTCCCGGTCACGCCGCCTCGGTTTGTCGGGTTCGCGTAGTCTTGGAAATAGAACGTGCCGCGCTGCGCCGCGAGCAGGAACGCCACGATCTGCTCGGCGTCGGCACGCTTCATCGGCGGACAATCGACCGAGCCGAGCCACGCCTGACCCGGCCAGTTGTATTGCTGGGTCTGGAGCGTGAACGGCGACGTGTTGCGCGAGGTCGCAGAGACGCCCGTGAACGACAAGCGCG